ATGTCTAATAAATATGGAGGTGTTTTTGTTTTGTCTGAAATCGATTTGCAGCTTGATTCATTCATGCTTTACTGTGATTCAAAACATTTATCAAGAAAAACTTTGGCAAGTTATAATCAAACATTAAAATTATTTATTTTGTATCTGAAGGATAATTTTAAAATTGATGATGCTGCCAAGGTTAAATCTTCCCATATAAGACACTACATTCAATACTTACGTGAACGTGGAAAGTATACAGTAGCTTCAAAAGAATATTCGAAGCAAATAAATCTTCCGGAAAATCGTACAGACTATAATAAACAAATATCTGACACAACGATTGCTAATTATCTGCGGAACATAAAAGTCTTTTTTAACTTTTTATACAGTGAACATGAAATAAAAATAAATCCAGTTGACAATATAAAAAATATTAAACCTAAACGAAAACAAAAGGCACTTTTAAGCCCAGAAGAAATAAAAAAGGTGCTGAATGCTTTTGATTTGACTAAATTTCATTCTTATCGTTGTTGGGTTCAAACACGACTAATTTTAGACACAGGAATACGTGCTTCTGAATGTTGTGCTTTAAAACCTGATAATATCGATTTTAAAACTAAGTCGATTTTAATTGAAAATCCAAAAAACAATCAAGAAAGGTATGTATTTTTTGGATTTAAAATGTCAAACGACCTTAAAAGATGGATGCAGTATAGGGATAGGTTTTCCGACAGCATTTATTTATTTCCAACAATAAGGGGTACAAAACTTGATGTACGCAATTTTGAAAAGACACTAAGAAATGTCGGAGAAAAAGTAGGTGTTAATATTCATCCCCATTTATTGAGAAATAATTTTGCTAAGTATTATCTAATTGAAGGCAATGGTGACTTTGCAACATTAAGTCGTATATTAGGACATTCTAGTGTTGATGTGACAATGAAAGCGTATCTTGACTTTACTGATGCGGAAATAGGGAGAAAATATCAAAGCCATTCGCCATTAAATAATTTAAATTTGTAAATGGGATAAATGATAATGGATAAAGACTTGAAGCAATAATCAAAACAAATAAAAAAAGGCTAAGTGCTACCAACACTTAACCTCACGAACCTAGAAGGCTCACTAATCATCCTGATTGTAGTTTAGCAAATTTGCAAAAAAATTGCAATGGCTAGGCTTATTTAAGTGCGCCTTCTACAGATCAAGTAGGAGGATTTTATTATCATGAAAATGAATAACATAGAAAACTTTAAACGCTTATCACAATTTAATTCTTTAAAGGATTTTAATAACAATGTTGAAATGTGGTTAGCAGAATATAAATCATCTTTTACAAAATCAGAATTAGTTGCGCTTAAACGCTTGATTAGATACTCAGCTAAAGTTTTTGGTGTCAGTACAGCAAGTGTAAACACACTTATTAAATCTGCAAAGGTAAGTGAATCAACCTTTCATCGAATGAAACGTAAAGCATATAAAATTGGAATGTTATCAAGTCATACAACAACGAGAGATAACGGCTCACAAAGTGCTAATATTTGGGTATTTCAGCGCTATAAAGACACCCCTATAGATTTATCCAAACAACAAGAAAAGCCTTCACATCAAGCAATAGAGAGCAATGACAAAGATAGGGAACTGACAGCCCCTAAAACTTGCCCACAATCTAAAACTAACAACAAATTAAATAAACGTTATAACGGTAACGAAACAGAATTTACATCAAATCGTGTTCCAGTACAATTTAAACAATTAGCATCAAATTTTTACCATAAAGCAGATACAATCGAAGAATTGTGGAAAGTAGTTAAATGTGCTACACATAAGCTTAATTACAGCATATCAGAGGTTGCAGATTTGGCTTGTGATGGCTTTAGACAACTTATAAGGCTAGTTAAAAAGAAACGTGTCAAAAAGAGCATATACGCTTGCTATTGGGGTATTGTCAATAATATTTTGGATGAAATGTACCTGGAAGATTTAGCAAAAATGGATCGTAAAATGGGCATATCTATAGATGATTACAAAATGGCTTTTAACTTATCACTTTAATATTAAAATCAGACGGCGCAATTTTGCGCTTTCGTTCGATTTATAAATGCAAAAAGCTATATAAGGAAAGAATCCAATCAACACATGGTGTGTCGATTAAAGGAAATGCACATGTAACACTATATACTGCATGGCAGTATTGAGAACTGACAAAGTTACACAATGTCACTTTTAAGGCTACAACTTCCATCAAATGTTGATTAATAATTCCGTGGTCAATCAAATTGACCTCGAATCCTGACCCTTTAATGTCAACAATATCAACATTATCTTTAAATTTAAAATGAAATGCGTATTTTATTGCATAAAAAAAGAGAACATGTTTAGTCCTCTTTGTAATCCACTTTAAAAAGATCATGTACATTTATATTTAAAGCCTTTGCTATAGCAAATATATGCCAGTCAACGTGCCGATCATTTTTGTCAAAACGAGAAATCGAGCCTTGTGGGACTCCACTAATCTCAGATAATTGTGTTTGCGTCATATTACGTTCTTTTAATATTTGCATCAATATGGGTTTAACAATTATTTCCATTATAAAATCCAACTCCTTATACAAGTATTATACGATATCGAATATTTTTTCTCAATAAATGATATATCCTATTGACATACGATATACGTTATCGTATATTATATACATACAAAGAAAATATATAAGTTGGAGTTGATTATATGGGAGCATTGATCTTTGTACCAGCATTTTTAATCTTAATTGTATTAGGATTAACAACAATGCAAATTATTTTAAGGTAAAAAATGGAAATTTAAAGATTCCAATATTTTATTTTTGAAAAATTGGAATGAGAAAAAACATTTTTTATAAAATTTACCTGAAATTACAATATTGTTGTAAAAATTATAAAAATGTATATTGATATTTATATTTTTACACTGTATAGTCAAAATATGGCACATACATACACCGAAGAATAATCATAAAGTCCTAGCAATATATAAAGTTTAAATTTAATAATAACCAAACTAGGGGGAATTAAAATGTTAAATGTAAAAGAAACAAAGTCAAATATTTGGGTGGAAATAAGCTATACCTGTAAGCCAGTTTATCCGTCTCTGGAAGCATTTAACAATATCTTTATTGAAAGAGATAATAAACAGCTCTTTTATAATCAATCGGGACAATCTTTTGTTGGTGAAATAGGAAATTACGAGTATGTTGAGATAGTGGGAGATGAAGTACAGTATACAGAGTATGTTATGTTTAAAACGGAATCAAAAAATTTAAAAGAAGCAAAAATTGAATTTAACTCATCTCTAAATGAGCTAAATCAAGATAATCCTTACTTATTATTTAGAGATTGTGACAATAATCCTTACTTGTTAAAAAATACTTCAGTTAAATTTAAAGTTTTAGATTTTGATGAAGATTTTTATTTATAATAAAATAAGTAATAGACGATTTAAAGATTAATGAAATAATAATATTAGGGGACTTCAATTGTTTTGATCTCTCCTAATATTGTAAATTATAACCTTATTCATAATTTATTTTACATTAATTACCTGTATAACCCGTATATAATGCACATTATATAGGAGTTATTTACAATGATAGTTTAACAATCTTTATTTTGCTTGTCAATAATAAATAATTTAGGGAGGAAAGTTAGAAATGGAAATTAAAACTGGAGATATCGTTTATACATTAGAGAACGATGAAATGAAGAAAGGAGAAATTATATCCATATTAAAGGACAATAAATGCAGAGTAAGATTTCAATATGGAATAAAAAGGAAAATAGACATTTCTGAAATATTTTTAAATGTTCCAGAATGGTATGTTAAAAAACAAAATGAAAAAAAGAATATTGAATTAAATAAAGCAAAGCTAGTACCAGAAATAAATAAGAAGCTTAGTGAAATTGTGAATCCACGAATAGAACAGAAATTACCTGATCTCAAAAAATATATATCTTCAATTATCTATAATTTATCAAATTCTAAAACAAGGAGTATTATTGACCATTCGTTGGGAGATAATCCTTATGATGATTCGGGTGTATTAGTAACTGTAAATAATGATATTGATATTTTGTCAGTAAAAATAAGTGAAGATGAAAACGGAATTTATGAAAATGGTATTTTTGAAAAATTTTTACGAGAATTTTATACAGGAAATAGAACTGCAACATACGCAAGTGGACAAGGATGGCATTATGAAGATTATTATTGCAAAATATCAAATTATGTTTGTGAAGAATTAATTTCAGAAATTATGGATGGTGTATTTGACTTATTTTATGAAAAAAATAAAAAACTGTTAATTGAGTATTTTGGTGAAAACGATGGATTTGATGATTTATGGTATGAGTTATTAATGGATGTAGGATTCTCAGATAGCGAAATAGAGTATTTAATAATGGGCAAAATGGCAGAAATAAGTTTAGAAGAATATTATCAATTAGGAAAGGAACTTTCAAAAAATAATTGAATCAATGTCAACTATAAAAGGAGGATAAAAATGAAACCATACAATTTAATTATTAGGCTTGGTCGTGCATTAAATGATGGAGTGGAGCTTGATCCAGAAAAACTGGTGGCTATTGTCGACATCATTGACCGTGAGATGAGATGGAAGTCAGTAGATGATGGTTTTTGGACATATAAGGATGCGATAGAGTACATTAAAAACAATTTTGGAGAACGTTTTACAAAAGATGACTTTTATAAATTGTTGATGACTCACCTATACGAAAGTCCATATTTACAGATTATTGGTGCTAAGTACATGCTGGCACTTAGCGAGCTTAACCGCAGAAAAACAGGTATTAGCTTGGCTACTCAATTTTTTGTATATGGAGATAGGTAATTAGTCAAAGTTAATCAAAGTCGAAATTGAAAGGAGGTGAAAAGTATGGAATTGACTAAGGATAAATTATTTTTTTGTTACGATTTTTCGCTACAACGTAAACTGAAAGCAAAAGGTATTCGTTTTATTTGCACCGCAATTTCTAATGATCAAAGAAGATTTTGGCTTTACTTCCGTACACCAGCCGTTAATAAAGTTATTAAACAGCACATAAACCAAAGGTAATACATAATTAAACAATTATACAAAGGAGACATGATTATGGCGAGGAAAAAACGAGATATAAGGTCTGGAAAAATAATTCGAGAAGTAATCGAAGAATACGGAATGACATACGTAATGGTTAATAACAAAATTATGGATCTTTATAAACAAGGTGGGCAAGAGTGCATAAACAAGGAAACAGGTGAAATTAAAAGGGTAAAGTTTGATTCACGAAATCTTGTCCTATATATAGGGATGCAATTTTTAAATAAGATTGAATTTTGGTGCTATGATGATGAAATCGCAAACTTTATGGGTAATTGGTCAGTTAAACGTATAAAAGAGAGACTGCAGGAGTTACAACAGATAAGCTTGCCAATGAATAATAAAGTTAATAAGGCAACTAAAAGAAGTGAGCTGCTAAAAGAAGAAATCTTGGTTCCTTTAGTAAAGAAACACAAAGATAGAGGATTTGAGACCAAACGAACAGTAAAAACTTATCGGTACTATACACCATTTGACTGTGATTTAAAGGAAATAAAAAATTCTGAAACAGGAGAAAAAGAACTCCATGCACATAAATATTTTATTGTAACGCTGTATGATTTGGATTTATACATAAACGGAATTTTAAATGAAGATGAATTTGCATTATATCTATATTTAATCCAAATATTCAACTCAAACGATGAGAATAAACAAGGTATTGCAATATCTGTATCAAAAATATCCGAGAATATGAGAGTCAAAGATTCAAACGTTACACAAAAAAGATTGAATAAACTAACTGAATTGAGAGTAACAGATAAATTTTGGGAAAACGTCAAAGACGAATATTCCAATGGATTTCCATTAATACATACAAGGCAGCCTAAAAACTACAACATAAAATTAACAACCAGAAATGAAACATCCTTGTATTATTATCCAATTTATAATGATACAACTATCAAAAAGATAAGAGGAATTAAGCCAGAACCATATCCAGAAAATGAAGAAAATAAAGTGGACACTGATTTATTAATGGACACTGACTTTAATAAACAAGACGCTGACTTTCTATTTTAGGACACTTACTTTAATAAATAGGACACTGGCTTTAATAATCGGGACACCTATTCTTATAAAACGGACACCAACTTTTTATTTTGGGACACTCACTTTAATAAAACGGACACTGACTTGTATAAATGGGACACCAACCGATCAGTGTCCCAAAATAAACCTTAGAGCCACAAGGGATTGAGGGCTGTCATTTTCGCTATAAGAGTTATTATAAGATACTCTATAAGATTATACATAATAGTTATTATAAAAGTTTAAATAAGAATACTTAAAAGATTAATAATAAGATTTGTTAAAATCTTATTCCCATATGACAAATGTCAAATGGGGGAATGAAAACTATCGTTTACATTCATTTACATAATTTTTTTTGTTGGGGTGTTATTAGTTTGATCAAGATTTAATTTATTCAATTAATCAAATTTAAATGGGAGTGTTGATAAATGGTTAAATCAAAAGTTGATATTACTAAAGGTGTATATATTCCTTCAATTGAAGCGTGTGATATTTGGGAACACATGAATAGGGGTAAAGTAATTTTCAGTAAATACATTGGATTTTTACCCTATTCCTTAGAATTGAGACGGTTGAATAATCATGATAAATTTTCTACATTTACGTCCAATAGGAATCCTAATAAATTACTATCTCGTGATGTTATTAATGTTAAATTTGATAATATTGTTAAGGGCTCAGAGCAATATAGTAATTTGTACAATAAACAACTTGAAGATGTAAATGAAAAAATAAGTAAACTTACACAGGAATACTGGACTAATAGAAATAATTGGTCAAGTAAGGAAAAATTAAATCAAATTGAGAAGATTAAACAGGAATATATTTACAAACACAACAGGAAGCAACTTTTAGAAAATTTGCCTGATGATTGGGGAAGTGTTAGTAAAGAAAAATTACGACATGAATTATATGAGAATGGATTTACAATTAAAAGAGTGGATAAGAAAACAGGTGAAATTACTGAAGATGTCTACAAAATGTACAAAAGATCAAGCAGTAAGAGTCGCAAAGGACAATGTCTTATGATTAAGGAAAGTCTATATGACGATATGATAAAGTGGAGCAGAATGTTTTTACCCTTTCAAGAAGATGTACCAGTTGACCTGGCTTCGCTTAGTGCGTATTCTTCTTTGGTCACTAGTAGCATTGAAGCTGTTAAAGAGATTGATGTTAACTCAATCCTTGTTGTAGATGAAGTAATTTCACGATGGAATGAGTCAGAAATGGTTAATGTGATTCAAGTCGTGGAGCAAACTGTTAATAATAAGAAGATTAAAAAAGTTGACAGTGTTCCAACTCCAAATTATGAAATCGAAAACAGTATATTCGATGGTGAGGGGCTACTAAGTAGTGAATTTTATGATGAAGGTCAATCCATGTTATTGCTACGTAATCATTTTACAAAGGTAGCTTGCTTCTCGACTAATTTGGAATTATTTTTTAAAGAATATGCCAAAAAGAATAATATTGATTATGACACATGGACTGTTAAAGATATTTTTGGAAATGAAGTGTTTTTGAAAAACGTAAAGATGATTTTAAATCAATCGTGCATCAAATTCCTTAAATTTAGTTACCTGTTTAAGCAGGAAGGTGAGAATGAGGAAGAACATGAACAACTATGGCAATCAAGAATGTGGGAACATTTTAAGCAGGTTGTAGCTAATGAAGGTAATATATGGGGTGTATGTAAACATGATAAAACAAACCGTAAAGGTGAAATGAACAATTTGCCATTGCAAAGGCTCTCATATCAGATGGTGAATAGTTTTGAAGCATCACCAGAAGAAATTAAAAATTTAGCACAATTTGAGATTGATTACATCATGGATTTAAAGAATGATCCTGATAAATTTATTGAACACGTTAAATTGAAGTTGAATGACAAGGACGAGTTTGAAGAAGATGGAGAAGAGGCTGAGGATAATAGAATTGATTATTTTTCATCTGATAAAATGTTCATTAAACTTTACGAAACTAATAAAGAGATTATCCATAGTAATATATTTAAAAAATTTAGGACAAATACCATTAGCAACTATGTGAAGGATATCAAAAGAGGTCATGTTAGGACATTTGGGGATTACGCAACGCTATTTAGTTGCCCGGTGCAATATTTATATCATGCCATTGGTAAATTAAATGATGATTTAACTATTGATGGTGTTGAAGTTCTCAAAAGAAATGAAGTATACACAACATTATTCGGTGAAGAAGGATTTGGAGAAGAATTTACTATCTGCCGCAATCCACATACTTCAGCATCAAATATTTGGATCGGAAAATGTACATACAACGAGGAGATTGAAAAGTATTTCAAGTTATCTCCAAATGTCATTGTAATCAATACAATCAAAGAAAATGTTATGAATCGTTTGTCAGGTTGTGACATGGATTCCGATGCCGTTGCTGTATTTTTAAATGAAAATTTATTAAAACTAGCCCAAAAATGTTATGGAAAATACAATGTATGTGTAAATGGTTTGGAGGCTGATAAAACACCTTATATATTATCAAATAATGGTGCAGCTAAGTTAGATCATACACTTGGCAGATCGACCACTGAGATAGGTAGTATCGTTAACCAAGGACAGCTTTGCAATTCTCTGTATTGGAATTACTTTAACAACGGAAAAGTAAGAGAAGATATTTACAAACAAACGGATATACTTACTATTTTAAGTATGTGTTCCATCGATAATGCAAAACGGAAATATAAAATTAAAATTAGTAGCGAGTTACGAAAAATACAGAAATATATTGGTGAAATAATTGAGGAAGAATTTGATGGCAAGAAGCCTAACTTCTTCCAATATATTGATAAGAAAGAAAATGTTGAATTTACTCATTATAATACACCAATGGATTTTATGTACGATATTTTAAGCAACCTAGAGGATGCAGATGAAGTTAAAACGTGGAATTTTGGGAAGTTTTTAAACAAGGTAGATATAAATAAAGCGAATCGTAAGCAAAGGGAAAAAGTAAAGAAATTAGTTACTGAATTAACGAAAGCATTAGAATCAATTCATTCTAAGGGGTATGCTAAAAAGGAAAAGAACATGATATTATCGGATACTATGAGATATTATTTAAATAAGATAGGTAAACTTAAGATTAAACCTGATACAATGTCCAGCATATTGAAGGATATTGATGATAAAAAATACGCTCCAATCAGAACTAACTTATTAAATTGCTTGTATCAAGCCCATGAAGAAACATTCCTAAATTGCTTTAAAAAAAGTCACGGTTGATATTTTGGTATAATGCTAGAGTCCTTGATACACAAGGGTTCTAGCGTTTTTTAATAGTTTAAAAGTTATCTCCTAATGGAAGAGGGACTGGAATACGAAGCATGCAATTGTCGTAGCACCGAACATATTTAGGTGAAGTAGGTGACTTTCTCTCTTTGCTTTTCTTGTCAAGATAAAAACATGAATTTATCAATTAATTGGAGGTAAGGTAAGTGGACATAGCAAAATTGGCTTTAATGTGGCGAAAAGAATTAGAAAGACAGAACATAAGTATGGGAGCAATGTCTGTTTTTGATAGTATGCTTTCTTACATTGGAGAACAACAAAGAGAAATCAATAACCTAAAAGCAGATATGAATATCATGATAGAAAAGAAATTTGACAAGATAAAAGGATAGTCTTATCAAGGAGTGATTATGTGTACAACTATATCGAAACAATGAAAGGCTTGTTGAATGATGATGATTATAGTAATTGGATTTTTAAAGTAAAGTGTTAGTGAAAACATGACTTTTACGTCGACCTGATTATCTTAATTATTTTTTTATTTAAAAATATCAATACTTCTTACGGCTTAATTTTAACATTACTTAACTTAATAAGCAAGAAAAAAGATAAAATTTTTAATGAGCAAATTAGGCTAGTTTTTGTAATGACTCTCCCACATTACTACGACTGGCTTAGTTTGCTGCTTAAAGGTTTTATCACAGGGATTTACAGAGAAAATTTGCAGGAAGTGAGAGTAGCCTGCTTACACATATTGACTAGATCAATGTGGCTGGGATAACAGTTAATCCTTCAATTAAAAAGAGGACTCCAATAAAATGGAATCCTCTAATTTTATATTGAAAGGATGATTAAAGTCAGTGGTTAAAGTTTAGTTTTTTATTGATTTTTATGTACAGTCTTATTCATTTATAGTTTAACAACGAATAAAAGGAAAGTCAAATATTTTTTAAAAAATCATGGGAGGAAATTTTAAAATGACAAAGTTACCAAAATTTGAAGAAGTAAAACACGAGATGTTACCACTTATTGGATTTAGTGATTATATGGTGCATCCACATTTAGGTAAGATTTATAAATTGTCAACAGGGAAATGGATGTTAGAAGGTAATCGTGTAGGAGTTGGCGATAAAGGTTATCTTATGACAAATCTTAAAAATGATAATGGTGAAAGTGTACCAGTTTATGAGCATGAGGCAGTGTATGCTGCTGTATGGGGAGAGCCAATTAAAAGTTGGCGTTTTTACGGAAAGAAGTTAGAAATTGACCATATTGACCACGATGTAAAGAATAATTCAATTGAAAATCTTAGATTGGGAACATCTGCAGATAATAAAAAAAATCGAAGCTATGATGTTGAACGAAATAAACTTACATACAAAAACGCTGAATACATAAGGAATGAGTTTACTAAATGGCAAGGATCTAAAATGGATTTTTATGAGACGATGGCTATAAAATTTGATGTAACAAAAAGGACTATCCAAAATGCGGTCTTGGGCTATACATACAATAAAAAATTTACTTATGATATTGATAAAACTGGAATCGTAAATAATTTTAAATTGGCTTATTAATTATATGGAGAGATTAAAAATGTGGACAGAAGAACAGTGGGAAAAATTTGAAGCAAGGCAAGATTGGATAATTAAGGAATTGGCTGAGATTAATAAAAAACTGAAGGAAATGAACGATGATGAGTGATAAATATATTGAGTATTTGCTATTATATCACGCTAATTTGTGCTTAAAATTGCGCTCCAGTGAAGGTTATGGATATGGGTTAACTAATAAGATTGGTGAAATTGAGTCGATATTGGATGAATGGTTTATGCGAGAGGATAAGAAGAAAAATATGACATGCGGTGAAATTGCGAAAATGTATGAAAAAAATTAGATTGTTAAAAGGGTTACTCCTTCTTTTGTCGAATTGAGTAGATTGAAGGAGGTGTGAGATGATGGGGGAACATGTTTTTAAAATTTTCGTAGATGACAATTTAGTTCAGACAGCAACTTCAGTCCAACTAAGAAGAAATATGCCTGGATGGAATGTTGAGTATACTCCAGGAGATAAAGTTTTGGTAAATGGTCAAGAGAAAATTATTCAATCAGTAAAAGAGCATTTTCCTGATACAACAGAACAGGAACACGTGACAGAAGTTTTTATTAAGTAGTGCAATAGATTTAAAGGAAACTATTGTTAATAAGTGGAGAAGGGAAGACATTGACGGTCTAGTTTGAGGGAGCTAGATCGTTTTATTTTTTTTATTAGGTGATTTAAATGAAGCCACAAAAAAGATGCAATGTTGCTGGGTGCAGAAGGTTAATTGATTATGACTTGAAGTATTGTGATAAACATAAAGGATATGGAGATAAGCAATATAACGAACAGATTAGGTGGAATAAGGATAATAAGCAGTATGCAGAGTTTTATGCTAGTAAAGAATGGAAGTTATTGAGGAGATTATACATAATAAATAATCCATTATGTGAGCAATGTCTTAAAGATAATAAGGTTACTCAAGCCCAAATAGTCCATCATAAAATTGAGGTCAGGGAGGATTTTAGTAAAAGACTTGATTGGGATAATTTGGAGAGTTTGTGTCGTGCATGTCATAATAAACACCATTTTGGAAATTAATATGGTACAATAATCCTATATCAATATGGAAGGTGATCTGATTGGGATTTAAACTAAGGATTCCTTTGGGTGATGGAGTTAAGTTAAATATTAATCGGAAGTCTGTTAGTGTAAGTGCTGGAACAAAAGGTGCAAGAGTCGCAGCGAATAGCAAAGGATTTTTGACTACAACATTAGGCAATATATTTAGTGGCGTTAGTTATAGTAAGCGAACAAATTTAAAAAGGAAAAAGAAGAAGAAGTGAGGACTGGTAAATGATATCGGTTCTCTTTTTTATTTAGGGAGGAATGAGCATTGATTGATAAATGGCTAGGAGATGATACTGATTACTCAAATCCAAATAATGCTATCCAGTTTCTAATTGATGTGTATGGATTTGATTATAAAGAAGCAAGGAATTATGTTTGTACATTATTAAGTAGAAGGGAGAAAGAAGAATGAGAAGAGAAACACCTAAACTAATAATTAAATTAGATGATTATAATTCGATACCTCAAGTGTGGATTGATGGAAAAGATTTAACTGATATGGTTAATACTGCATTAGAGTATATTAGATTTAGTTGGGAAACTGGTAATGAAACAAGGAAACAAATACATGAGTTACTAGCTGATTACATTGATAAAAATGGAAATGGAATATATCAATGTTCGTACTCTTATTGTAATAAAGAGGAAAGAGTTTTTAAGAAGAGAATAGATTAATTAATATACAATAAAATGAATAAAAATACAAAACGATGAATAAAGACCCCATAATAACAAAGGGGCATTGGTTAAAAATGTATAATTAATCGGTGATGCCCTTTCTTTGCGAAAAATTCCCCTTATTGAATCGTACGAATTTTACAATTCCCACGATTGTCTCTTCGTTTTACTTCTTCGCTTTACCCCTTCTATTTTCCCACGAAAGGAGTTGATCAAATGGGCAGGAAGCCTAAATTAACAGATGCTACAACAAAGCATTATACAAAAGAAGAATTAGCTGAGCGTGCTGAAAGAGAAGAAGCTTTAGCGGATTTTGAGTCATTAGAAGTTGATGAGATCCCTAACTATTTATCGCCAGCGGCTAAAAAGGAATGGAAAAGGATTGTACCTTTACTGGAGCAATTACCGATTGCAAACTTAGATTTAGCTATGATTGCATCCTATTGCACATATTACGCTTTATTTGTTGAGACATCAAGGAAGGTTAAAAAAGAGGGAGTTGTTATTACGACTATTGGCTCCCAAGGTCAAGAAGTAACAAAGCAAAATGAAAACTTTAGAGCTATGCTTCAGATCACGAAGGAATTAAAATCAATCGCTGCATCATTGGGACTTACTCTCGATGCAAGAATGAGATTAATTACTCAAAATATGGATGAAAAAGAAAAGGTGACTGATCCATTTGCTGAGTTGATGCAAGATGATTGATTATGCAATTGACTATGCGACTATTTATGCAAATAAAATTGTAAATGGCGAAATTATTGCATGTCAAAAGGTGAAGCAAGCTTGTAAAAGACATTTACGTGACTTAGAGAGATCAAAAGATCCTGACTTTTCCTATGAGTACCGTATAGATAAAGCTAACAAACCAATAAAGTTTATGGAAATGTTACCTGATGTAAGCACAGGCAAAAAAATGCAACTTGCTTTGTTTCAAAAGTTTATTGTTGGAAGTCTGTATGGATGGGTTGATAAGATAAATGGTTATAGAAGATATAATAAAGCCTACATAAGTATGGCAAGAAAAAACGGTAAATCTGTACTAATTGCAGGCATTGCCTTATACGAATTAATCTATGGTGAGTACCCACAATTTGATAGACAGATCTATGCAACTGCAAATAGTAAAGATCAGGCTGGACAAGTATTTAAAATGGTTGCGGCTCAATTAAAGAAGATTAGATCAATATCTCCAGCAATTCGTAAACTCACAAAAGTTGTCAGAAATGAAATCAGATATGACGAAGCAAACAGTATTTTGAAACCATTGTCACGAGACACAGATAACTTGGATGGGCTTAATGTTTTACTTGGAATTCTCGATGAGTATCATACCTCAAATGATACATCAATGATGGAAGTATTAGAATCCTCTCAATCTCAACAAAAACAACCACTTATTATCATTATTTCAACGGCAGGATTTAAACTCAATGCTCCTATGTATACCCAAGAGTATCCCTATATTACAAAGATTCTTACAGGCGAAGAAGTAAACGAAAACTACTTTGCGATTTGTTATGAACAAGAAGATGAAACTGAAATAAATGATGAAACTTTATGGATTAAATCTAACCCAATATTAGAAGCCGATGAATTAAAGGAAATCATGCTAAAAAACCTTCGCAAGAAATTAGCTGAAGCTAGAGCAAAGGATGAGCTACATGGAACTTTGGTAAAAAACTTTAATATGTGGCAGTCAGCTTCAACCGAGTCATTTCTAAATGGGAATGAATGGAAAGTTTGTAATGTAGAAAATGTACCAAATTTATATGGAAGAGATGTCTATATAGGTGTGGACTTATCTCGCACAAACGATTTATCTGCAATAACATGGATTGTGCCTATTAAAGATAAATTCTTTATTGATTCTCACTCCTTTGTTGGCACAAAAGGTGGACTTGATACAAAGATAAAAAGGGACAAGATTGATTATCGACAATTAGCACAGCAAGGTTATTGCACAATCACAACAAAGGAAAGTGGAATTATTGATTATCAGGATATCATTGATTTTATCAATCAGCTTGTAGAAAAATATAACTTTACTGTAAAAGGAATAATGTATGACCCCTATACTTCTCCACCGTTTATTACTGAATTAGAAGAAAAATATCCTCTAATCGAAGTAAGACAAGGGGCTAAAACTCTATCCCCAGCTACAAGAGATTTTCAATTAAAGGTTTATGATAAGCAAGTTATACATAACAATAACCCTTTACTAACAATTGCGGTCAATAATGCAGTGTTAAAGAAAGTAAATGACACTGTACAAATTAATAAAGAAATCGCCAGAAATAAAATTGACCCTATCGCAGCAGGGATTAACGCCTGGACTCAAGCGATGTTCCATCAAGAAGACACAGTTGACTGGAATTCGTTTTACCATGATCCCAACAATATTTCTTTTTAAAGGCGGTGATATTATTTGTATTTACAACCGATTACAACATACTTAAAACACTATCTATCTTTATTATTACTTAATTTACATACAATTTTATTTTTATTAGGACTAATTGTTATTGCTTTAGCAGGTTTTATTATTAATACAATTGTTGGATTAGTAGTATCTGGTGCATTTTTAATACTCATCGCCTTACTACTTGATAAAGGTGGTGATAAATAATGTTATTCGGAAGAAGAGCAGAAACTCGCTCAGAAACTTATTCGATGGTTTTAGATGCAATAATAAGTGAATCAATCCAAAATGACTCTTTTTATGGAGTAAAAGCGTTAAGACATTCTGATGTATATACGGCTATCCAGGTAATATCTAACGGATTGGCAACGTATCCGGTTGAGTTAAGGCAAAATAACATAGCTGATAATGCAAACGACTTATATTATTTGCTAAATGTTAAGCCTAATCGCACGATGAGTGCTTTTCAATTTAAAAAGATAGCAGCAATTCAAATGTTGTTGACAGGAAACTCTTTTGCTTTGATTAAACGTGTAGGAGATCAGCCAGTCGAGCTTCAGTATTTGCCATATTCGCAAATGAGCATAACCACTGATGGAATTGATATTACTTATACATACAATCCCGAAAATGGTGGCTCAATTTATTTAAAACCAGAAGATGTTCTACATTTTCGCTACAATGTAACGAAAGATGGATTAATTGGTATATCTCCTTTGCATTCGTTGGTAAACGAATTGAAAGCGCAGGAAAGTACCCGTAGGTTAATGCATTCGTTTTATAGAAAAGCATTAAATCCAAGTGGAATCTTAAAGATTAAAGCTTCAAGCTTAGACAAACAGGCAAAAGATAACATTCGTGACGCTTTTGAGTCATCTAATACTGGCGAAAACGCTGGAAGGACATTAGTTCTAGACGAAACAACAGATTATGACCAATTATCAATTGATAATTCGATTCTGCAATACCTTTCTGCAACTAACAGCATAAATACTGCTAGTGTAGCAAAAGCCTTTAATATGCCACTTAGTATGTTCCAAATTGATGAAGCTCATACATCAAATACTCAAGCCGAATCAAGTTATTTGAAATACACACTTCAACCTTTATTCACAAATTGGACAAACGAATTAAATATTAAACTTTTATCTTATCAAGATATCAAGATTAATAAATCGTTTATGTTTAATGTCGAGAGCCTTCTAAAATTAGACCCGCAACAGATGTCTGATACGATTATTAAACAATTACAAGCTGGTATTGTTACTTTCAAGCAGGCTCAAGAGAAGCTAGGATACATTCCTGATAATAATGATCCAAATATTGATAAGCGTATTGTAAGTTTAAATTACACTTACGCTGAGTCTCTCGGCGAAGATGTGAAGGCAAGGCAAAATAATAATCAAGCTATTACCACTAGTACGAAAGGTGGTGAGAATAATGGATAAAATTGAAAAGAGATATTTAGATGTAACCAATTTAGAAACAAGAGCAGATGATGTCACAGATCAAAAAATAATCGAAGGATATGCGCTTAAATTTAATTCCTGGTCTAATGACTTGGGTGGATTTATTGAGGTAATTGATCCAGAAGCCTTAAAACAAACTGATATGACTGATGTACGAGCATTAATTGACCATGATCCAAGTAAGGTCATAGGTCGCACATTGGCTGAAACGTTGGAATTAAATGTTGACGAAGTGGGCTTACATTTTAGATGTGTTTTGCCTAATACATCATACGCAAATGATTTGTATGAGAATATTAGACAAGGCAATATAACGCAGTGTTCATTCGGTTTTATCCTTGCTCCAGATGGCGACAAATGGGAAAAGGATAATAAAAGTGATGTTTATAAGCGTACACTTACAAATATTGAAAGTTTATTTGATGTTAGTGTTGTCACATATCCTGCTTATAACTCCAGCGAGGTAAGTGTAGCTGCTCGGAGTTTAAATAAGCTAAAAGAGCAAGAAATGGAGACAAGAAAGCAGCAATTATTATTAAAACTTAAATTAGATAAGGATTTATTCGAAGTCATTGATTAATCAATGGCTATTTTTATTGTTCGAAAGGAGAAAAAACAAATGTTAGATGAAAAAATTAAAGAATTGAGAAACCAAATCAAAGAAAAACGTGAAGAAGTCAATGCAAAAATTGAGGAAGCTCAAACAAGAGCTGCTGAAGGTGATATGGAGTCTGCAACCAAACTATCAGATGTTGTTGATCAACTAAAACAAGCAATCAACGAATTACAAAGCAAATTAGTAGACTTGGAGAAAGTTGCTGGATTGGAGCCAGAACAAGTTGATAATCAACAAAATCCAGAACAAAAATCAAATGAAATCAAAGGAGAAAAAAGAAATATGGAAAAAGTGAAAGAAATCTTAAAACCAGAAAACGAAGAAGTAAGAGGATTTGAAGAATATATTCGATCTAAAGGCGAAATTCGTGAAAATGTAACAACTGTAGAAGCTCAAGCTATTATACCAAAAGATGTTGTTACTACTCCGCAAGAAACTCCCGAAACTGTTGTAGATCTTCGTAGTTTGGCAAACGTAGTCTCTGTTAATCGCGGAAGTGGTTCTTATCCAGTATTAGCTAACCCAACTGATGTATTGGTAAGTGTTGAGGAGTTGGCTAAAAATCCAGAACTTGCAAAGCCGAATTTCTCTGAGATTGATTATAAAGTTGTTACATACCGTGGTGCTATTCCAATCTCTCAGGAAGCTTTGGAGGATACTGACATCAATCTTGGAGGTCTAGTTAATAAACACATCCAAAAGCAAGCATTAAATACTTCTAATGCAAAGATTGCTGAAGTATTGAAATCATTTACTGCGAAAACGGCAACTAGCCTTGATGATATTAAGCATATCCTAAATGTTGATATTGATCCTGCTTATAACGTATCAGTTGTTGCTACTCAATCCTTCTTTAATGCTTTAGATACTTTAAAAGACTCTCAAGGTCGTTATCTTTTACAACAAGATATTACTTCTCCATCAGGTTATAAATTGTTGGGTCGTAATGTTCGTGTTGTTAAAGACGAATTGTTAGGAGTGGCAGGAGATCAAAAGGCGTTTATTGGTGATGTTAAAGCTGGTGTATTCTTTGCAGATCGTAAACAGGCATCTGTCCAATGGGTAGATAATTATATTTATGGTCAAGTGTTGGCTTCGTTCTTGCGTTTTGATGTTAAACAAGCTGATGCGGCTGCAGGATACTTTGTAACTTTAGATTTAGCAACCGAAGCTAGTGATTAATTTTGATTAAAGGGGGGACGGTTCTCCGTCCTCCTTTTTGAATTGTAGGTGATTAAATGGAACTAACACAATTAAAAAATTACTTGAGAATAGATCATGATTTTGATGATCAAATATTACAGATGCTTCAGCAAGTAGCAGAACAATACGTTATTAATGCAGTAGACTCAGTTAATTTATCTTATAAAGAAGATGTTCGTTTTGATTACGCATGTACATTATTAGTCGGGCATTGGTATGAGCAAAGAATAGCAAGTACAGATGTTGCGTTACAGGATATTCCTTTTGGTGTTGTTCCTCTGATTCAACAACTGAGGGGGACAATCAAGAATGAAACGACTAACTAACGCTGGACAAATGAACCAAAGAGTTGAATTTTACAAAGTTGAAAAGAGCAAGGATGATTGGGGCGATATTACAGAACAGGATGTATTAGTATTTTCTTGCTGGGCAAATATTCGCACACAATTTTTAAAAGAAATCCAAGCAACAATTGGGACAGTATTAGAAAATACAATCACATTTATTATCAGATATCAACAGGCACAGCCGATAACAAATGATATGACAATTGTACATAATGGTATGAGGTACGGGATTATTCAAATAAATCAGGATTTACAAAATAAAGAATTTACAACCGTTATTTGTAAGGCGGTGTCTTAATGGGCGTTGAAATAGATACATCCAGTATTGATAAAGCATTAAAACAAATGGCAGGTAAAGAAAAACGTGTCCGCAATCGTGCATTAAAACAAGGTGCAAACACTCTTGCTGCAAGATTACGAGAAAATACCCCTGTTGATGATAATGACAATAATGAGAAACACATGAGAGACGGTATTGTAGTTTCTGGTGTAAATGCTGATGGCGAAATACAAGTGGGTTATGATAAAGAAACTTATTGGAGAGTGCATTTTTCGGAATTAGGAACGATAAAACAACGTCCTCAAGGATTTATCCAACGTACCGAGGAAGAAATGAAAAATGAATTTTTTAAAACAGTACAAGACGAATTGAAAAAGGGGTTGGGGCTATGACATTACCAATTAAGGTAGCAAATGACTTACTAATAAACTGTGAAGATTTAATTGCTCAAGTCAATCCCAACAATATTTTTATGATTGATGTACCAGAGGACTATCAGAAGTTAGATAAGTTACCTATAATACGTATCAATCAAATTAATGATTACCAAGAAGGATTTGCTTCAAATATGCCTTTTTCGATGGTAATATCCATACAAATCGATGTTTGGAGTACATCAATCAAAGAACTAAATAATATTCAAGAAATTTTAGATAAATTGATGGCACAAAATGGATGGTCACAATATTCGGGAGGAATAGATAAAGATCCCGACTTTAATAACACACCCCGACTTTATAGGCGTTATCGAACAACACAACAAATTGATTTTAACTAACACCATTCAAGGTGTTTTTTTAATGCAAATATTTAATGAAAAGGAATGATTATATTGGCTACATTAGGTTTTGAACAAGTCATGATTGGCATTATGGATAAAGATGAAAATGTAACGAAAGTACATACAATTGATGCAAAAAACGGAGGTACAATCGAAGGTAAAATTGGTGGACTGGCTCCATCCATGAACGTGACTTATGCTTCAAATGTTCCCTTCTTTGTATCAGCTGTAGGAACTGGACAACCACAATTAGATTTAGATGTTGCAGATCTTCCAGATGAAGTAGTTGCAGATATTACAGGAGCTACAGTCGAAAATGGAATGACTAAAATTGGCGCAACTACAGTAGCACCGTATGTTGCTGTTATTTTAAAAGCAAAAGGAGCAAGTGGAGATGATGTTTTTGTATCTCTCTTAAAAGGCAAGTTCGGGCATCCAGATTTAGATTTAAAAACGGGCGATGATAAAGGACAAGAATTAAGTACAGATTCGTTGTCAGGTCAGTTTATAGCAAGAGAAGATGGTCTTGTTTATGCAAAAGGACGTACTGGAGCAGCAGACTTTACATTTGAAGAATTTAAAGCGTTTGTATTTCCTGGTTATACTGATACAACGACAACTGGTGCGTAATTTATGAGCTAGGCACTGTCATAGGTGTCTAGTTTTTAATTTAAAAAATAAAAGAATAGGAGAATATAAATATGCTAAAAATTGAATTATTTAATCCTGAAACGGAAGAAACTGAAACATTTACTGAAAATTTTGTATCGTCCCGTCATTTACGGAAGGCTTTCGAGTTTTATAGAAAAGTTGAAAAGGAAAAAATAGATGAACTTGATCAAATTGACGAATTAATTACATTAGTTTCAAATGCCTTTAGAGATCCAAGAGTAAACTTTGATTCAATTTTGGATGGTATCGAATCTGAAAATCTAAGTAAAGTATTAAACGATATTATTTTAAAAATCATTGGCGGTGAAGCCAAAAAAAAGGAACAGAAAGAGAATTTGAAAAAGGTAACGAAATAACATTTGAAGATAGTGTAAATAACCTTAATCAAATGTATCGTGATTTGCTTGAAGCAGGTTGGAAACTGAATGACATTGATGAAATGGATATTAATTATTTTCTCCAATTGATGGATGAAAAGGGAACTAAAAAGCGTGATAACATAGAAGACTTCTTTAAATCTATTTAACAAGGATGGGAAACCATCTTATTTTTATGCCTTGCCTTCTTCGTGGGGACAGGCTAACCCCATGAAAATACAGGAAAGGTAGTGATTATATGGCAGCAAATAAACCTCTAGGAAACATGATAATTAATTTGTCACTTGAGGGGTCATCGTTTCAAAATTCACTTGAAAATATAAAACGTGAAGTTAAAGTAGCTCAATCAGCAATGAAGGCGAATTTGTCAGTATTAAGTGATGCAGGTGACGAATACGAAACTTTATCCACTAAAGTTAAAGGTTTATCGCAAGTGATGTCTGCAAACGAAAAGCAGATTGAACTATTAAGCAAGAAACATCAAGAAGCAATAGATACATACGGTAAAGGATCAAAGGAAGCACAAAAATACGCTCAACAAATTAATAATGCTATTACGAAACAAGGCGCTTGGTCAAGACAACTCGAACAATCTAAATCACGATTATCGGAACTCGAACAAGGAACAGGTGGATTTGGGAATAAGTTAAAAGGTTTAGGAGGTCAATTTGGAGGTTTAATAAAAAGCGCTGGCTTAATGTCCACAGCTTTAGTCGGTGCTTTTACGGCTCCAATTGCTGCAATTGGTACATTAAGTTCTAAATTTAGTGCCGAAATGTCTGAAATACAAGGTCAAATCCAAGCGATGACTGGTGTTTCAAGCAAAGAAGCTAAGAAACAAGGGAAAATTGTTGGTCAAGTATGGGCTGGTGGATTCGGGGAATCAACAGATGAAGTTGGCGAAGCCGTAATTAAAATCAAACAAAATTTAAGTGGTATCAAAGATAGTCAATTAAAAAGTGTGACTGAAAAAGCAATGACTTTAACTAAAATAACTGGTGCTGATTTAAATGAATCATTGCGTGGAGTTAATAGCTTAATGACTAACTTTGGTATGACTGCAAATCAAGCCTTTGACTACATGGTTACAGGCGCTCAGCGTGGACTCAATAAAAGTGGTGAACTCGAAGATAATATTGCCGAATACGGACAATTGTGGGCGCAAAATGGATTTTCAGCCAAAGACATGTTTTCAATCCTTGAAAATGGCTTGAAGTCAGGTGCTTATAATTTTGATAAGGTCAATGACTTTGTAAAAGAATTTGGAATTTCATTGACTGATGGTCGATTCGCTAAGAATATAAAAAGCTTTTCTTCGGGTACACAGGATTTATTTAATAAATTTAAGGCTGGAAAAGCCACCACTAAAGATGTATTTAACTCTGCAATCAATGACTTAAAAGGAATGAAAAATCAACAAGATAAACTAACAATTGCATCCACTGTTTGGTCATCTCTTGGCGAAGATAATGCCATAAAGGTTATTACTTCACTCAATAATACAAATAAAGCTTATGATAATGTAACAGGTGCAACTAAAAAAGCAAGCAAAGCACTAACTGATACACCTATTAATCAATGGAAGCAATCTTGGAGAGAATTTCAGGTATTAATAAAGCCGATTGGTGATAAATTATTAAGTCTTGGTTCTAATATACTACCTAGAGTTAATGGTAGTATAAAGGCATTTTTATCAATGATGAAAGGTGATTGGGTAGGTGGAGCAGACATTTTAAAAAAGATGGGCTTCTCTGATCAATCTATTCAAACGTTTATTGTTATTACTACTAAAATCAAGTCAGGACTAAATAGCACAGTTGCATTTATTAAATCAAAAATCACTGAAATAAAGAAATTTTGGGATCAAAATGGCTCAATGATTATGCAAGCAGTACAAAATGTACTTAAATTCCTTGTTCCATTAATTAAATCAATCCTAACCAATGTAAAAAATATCATATCTGGTGCGCTAACAGTAATTTTAGGACTTTTAAAGATATTTGGCGGTCTTTTTACAGGAAATTGGTCAAAAGTATGGGAAGGTATAAAAGATATATTTAGTGGTGCTTTTAAGGTTTTACTAAATGCACTCGAATTAGGACTTTTTGGTAAAATTTTGAAGGGTGCAAAAGCATTTGCTGGTTTGTTTAAACCGATATTTTCTAAATTATGGTCTGCTTTAAAGACAGTATTTTCCACACCGATTAAATGGATTGTTAATTTAGTTTCGAAAGAGTGGGGTTCACTTACTAAATTTTCAAATTCTTTATCATCTGGTCTTAAAAATCTATTCACAAAAATGTGGGATTCCCTTAAAAATATTTTTAAAAATCCTATTAAATGGATAGTTGATCATTTTAATAGCTTGAAGTCTAGTAGTCTAAAAATCTTTGACAATTTAAGAAGTGGAGCAAGTAAAATTTGGACTAACATGATCTCGACTGTTAAGAAATTGCCAGGAAAAATGGCTGACGGTATAAAGTCTGGAGCAGGAAAATTGAAAAGCGCAATGACTTCAATTGGAAATGCTATGTTAAAAGGACTTGAAAAAGGAGTTAATGGTGTAACTGGTGGTATCAACTGGATTTTAGAAAAAGTACATGCACCAAAGTCTTTAAGAATACCAAAATGGAAAGTTCCGCAATATGCGAAAGGTACAGGAGATCATCCTGGGGGTTTTGCCGTTGTATCTGATGGTAAGGGTAAAAATAAACAAGAATTAATTACTTTACCGAATGGACAATCTTTTTTATCTCCTAATAAAGAAACTGTTTTAAATCTGCCTAAGGGAACAAGTGTATTAAATGGTGATGCGACTGCACAGTTATTAAATATTCTACCTAAATATGCAAGTGGAAAAGGTTGGTTACAGAATGCATGGGATTCTGTTAAATCTGTTGGAAGTAAACTTGTGAATGGAACAAAATCAGTTGCTAAAAAAGCTGTTTCAAAAGTAGCTGATGTATGGGAATATGCATCACATCCTGGCAAGCTAATTAATTTAGCGGTTGATAAATTTACAGACCTTGGTGGGCTTGAAAACCCAATACTAGGTATGGTTAAAGGTACGATTAGCACTGTTAAAAGTGGGGCAGTGAATTGGATTAAGAAGCAATTAGACTTTGCAGGTAATCCATCAGGAAGCGGAGTTAAAAGATGGAAGCCTTACGTAGAGCGAGCATTAGCAATGAACGATTTATCAACTAGCGCAAGCATGGTAAACAAAGTATTACGTCAAATTGCTACAGAATCAGGCGGTAATCCTAAAGCTGTTCAACATGGTTATACAGACATCAATACTAAAACTGGAGACCTTGCAAAAGGTTTAATGCAAACGATTAGTGCTACATTTAACGCTTATAAATTCCCAGGTCATGATGACATCTTTAATGGCTTTGATAACTTACTTGCAGCATTGAACTATGCTAAGCATCGTTATGGTAAAAACCTATCTGGACTAGGCGAGGGTCATGGTTATGCTAACGGTGGTATTGTTACAAAAGCACAATTAGCTAATATTGCGGAAGGTAATAAACCAGAAGCTATTATCCCATTAGATAAAGCAAAACGATCTAGGGCGATGCAAATATTATCTGCTACTCAAAAATTGTTAGGTGTACCAAGTAGTGGAACAGTTATTAATGATAACAGTGACGTTATAGCAAGACAAGATCAACAAATAACTTTAATGCAAAGCATGATCGAATTGCTTATTAAACTAGTATCTAAAGATACATCATTTAACGTTGATGGGAAAGAGTTAGCAGGTGTTTTATATGGTCATACAGAAACATTAATGTCAAACCAGTTATCTCTTGCAAAAATATATGGAGGTAGGAAGTGATGATAAAAATATTAGATAAAATGGAACAAGAAATTGATCTATTTGGAGGGGCTTTAAAATGTCTGGACATTGATCCAGAATCCCCTTCGTTTGAAATATCTAAAGATAATACCGAATGTGGTATTGGCGAAATTGTCCTAGGACAAAGAATTAATTCACGAAAAATTGATGTTAGTTTTTTCTTTGAAGCTTATGACTTTTATGATTTTGATTTATTGAGATCAAGAGTTTACGCCCTATTTACTGATCCACCATATTACCTAATTGACGAACGTCAACCAGGTAAAAGATGGAAGGTATATTGTCCCGATGTTTATTCGATAAAAAGAGTAAACCCAAACGCTTCAGATGAGTTTACAATCTCTTTTTACTCTCCTTCTCCTTTGCAAGAATCTGTAGGAACCACTTTAGATTCACTTTCGTTTGACGTAGAAAAATGGCAATTATCTCAGGGACTAGTAACAGATCAAGATTTTAATTATGTAATGAGTACCAATAGTTTCCAAATTTATAATCCAAGTGATATTATAATCGATCCCCGATATTTTCCACTTAACATAAAGTATCAAGGTGCTTCAAATAATTTACAAATCCAGAATAAAACGACAGGTGACATTTGGTTATATACAGGAACCACAACTATATCTGACACTATCGAATTAGACGGAATACGGAGTTTAAAGAATAGCTTAAGCATTTTTCGATATACAAATAGAAATTTGATTACATTAGCGAAAGGGATAAATGATTTTGAATTGTCTGGTACAAGTGGCAGTTTTCAAATTAGTTTCGACTTTCGCTTTTATTATTTTTAAGAAAGGATGAGATGCTTATATGCCTAATTATCCATATAAAAGCTTAGGTACGGATTTAAATAGAGATTTTCGTAATGATTTGAATGAAAACTTTAAAGGTGTAGAATCTGATTTAAGAGACATGCAAACAAATTTTAATGAGGTTGTTGAGACAGTATCCGAAAAAGCGTTCGACAAAGTTGTAGATGCTGCAAAAATTGATTGGCTATCACCTGTAAATACATTTAACGATTTATCAACAACTTATCCAGATGCCATAGAAGGAAAAACATCAATGGCAAGAGATAGTGGTAAAATATACCGTTTCAATGGGACAGAGTGGATTGAGATTCAGGATATTGACCCTACCGCAATCAATGAAGTTGATTCCCGTCTTAGTGCGCAGTTGGCGGATATTGCAACTTTAAAACCAAGTGGAAAAACGGATGATACTGATTACAATAATATACAAAATGCTATAAACAATAGTAAATATGTTAAACTAGCAGGTGGCGTGTTTAATATTACGAAACAAATTAATTTACCATCAAATGACCCTGTTTCAATAGAAGGAGCAGGTGTAGACAAGACTGTTTTAAAAGCATTAACAAGCGACATTTCTGTATTTAAAAAAGATAATAATCAATGTTTAGGTTCAAGCATAACCAATTTAACTATTGATGGTAATTTAAAGGCTGCACATGGATTGGAGCTTATATCATCTAAACAATTTAAATTAAACAGAATACGTGTAATTAACTGTCTAGATGATATGATTTTACTAGGGGGAGATTCAGTAAATATGTTTTATGAGTCTCAGATTTCTGAAGTTATCATCGAGTTTGAACAGTCAAATAGCGCTGACTTGAGACCTAATTATGGAATCCATTTTCTAGTAGGCGGTCACGATTCTAACATTGATACCGTAGTCATTAAAAATGTTAAATTGGCAGGAATCAAAGATGATGAACAGAGTAACAACATGTACAGTAAAATTCATAGTTATGGTTATCCAGAACCAGACTATCGAACTCAATATGCAATGGATGTTTATGGTAGTGTGTTTATAGAAGAGCTTTATGCAGACTCAGCCCAAACTGCCGGGATTAAAATCAGAGGTACAATCGTAACGGTTATTAACTCTTTGTTTTTCTGGTCAACTTCTATATCAACTGCATATGCATATGAAGTCAATGATGGTGGAAATCACTTAGTTTTCATTGGTAACCAATACCAAAATATGCAGCCATCATCTGCTATAAATTTTTTAGGAGAAAAAGGTTCAGACCTTTTTATTGTTGCAAGAGGTAATAATTCTATTCCAGGAGCATTGCAAATAAATCAAACAACCTATGATGATGCAAAAGTTAGACTAAATGCATTACCAGATAATAATGCTTCACTTGTACTTGAAACTAATGGTAAATCACGTTGGAGGGTAGTTAAAACTAATTCTACTGAATCGGGTAGTAATGCAGGGTCAGACTTAACCATTCAACGATGGGATGACAGTGGAAATTACATTGGCGATGTATTACTTGTTACCAGAAGTACAGGTAATATGCAAATCTATACTAACCTTACAATAGAAAATGGTTTAAGTGTTGCAAATGGTCTTTACGCTGATATAATACATCCTAGTGATTCTATAAGGTATGAAACTAATGGTAAATCACGTTGGAGAATATTAAAATCAGGTTCTGAAACTGGAAGCAACGTAGGGTCAGATTTTGCAATATCTAGGTGGGATGACAATGGAAATTATATTGATACTCCAATTTATTTACGAAGAGATACAGGCGAATATTTTTTTAATTCGGGCGCATTCCAAGTAGCGGGTACATGGCAAAAACCATTTAAATTGGGTACAACATGTTTGTGGGTTAATTCTGCTGGAAAATTAATGATAAAATCGGGAACTCCTTCGTCAGATACTGATGGGACAATAGTAGGAACACAGAGTTAAAAATAAAGTGATAGAAATTATCATAAATGATATAATAGTAGAAAGATATCTTTTTGGGGAGTGGTTTTGGTGATAAAGTCTAAAAGGGATTATCTTTTCTACCTTGAACAAGATAAAAAAGCATTGGGAATTCGAAAAAAATATCCTACTCCATTTGTTTCTGATGAAATATGGAAGTATCAGCGATTGATGAGAAAGACAGAGTATTACTTAAATTGCAAAGGTAAGTTGTTTAAACCGTATTTTTACTTACTTAAAGCACGCTATAAAAAAATGTCGGTAAAATTAGGGTTTACAATACCGTTAAATTGCTTTGGTTATGGTTTAAGTATTGCTCATTATGGAACAATATGCATCAATCCCAAAGTAAAAATAGGTAATTATTGTAGAATTCATGTAGCTACAAACATAGGTGGAACAGGCGATGACGTACCTACCATTGGAAATCATGTGTATATTGCGCCAGGTGTTAAGATGTTCGGTAAAATCACTATAGCTGATGGAACTAAAATAGGTGCAAATTCTGTAGTAAACAAGTCTTTTCTTGAATCAAATACAACAATAACTGGAGCACCAGCAAAAGTTATTAAAAAGAACGAGAGAAACATAATATAGACAGCGACAATTTATTATAAATAAGGACTAAGCGCTCGTATGGGCGTTTTTTCTTTATAGGATCATACTTTTGCAACAAAATAAAAGACTACTATCCTCTTAAGAAGATAATAGTCCGTCATGTCAGAAGCACTTATTACGGTGCTTCTTTTTTTATTGTAACAAATAAATTCAGCGATGTAAATGTAAGGATGTGAATCCATTGAGTGAAGACAACTTAGGTGAACGTGTTAAGGCTGTTGAAACAACAGTTGAATCACATGATAAACGAATAGATAGATTAGAAAAAAATAATGAATCATTAACAAAGCTTACAACGTTAATGGAAATTCAAACAGAAACCAATAAAGAGGTTGCTAATACAGTAAAATCACAACAAGAAACTTTAGTTAAAATGAATGATAATTTAGATGGATTAAATACACGAGTTGGAAAATTAGAAGAAGAAAAAAATGATAATGAAATTAATATTATGAAGGATTTAATTCGCCCGGGCATAATCGCTGTAGTTCTCACTATAATTTTTATTGTAATTGAAAATGCTACAGGTATTCATATAAGACAATAAATAATCAGATTAAATCTAGTTCAATATTAAGGGCAATCATTTTGATTGTCCTTTTTATATTTTTATAGAAGCAAATTAATTACACATAAGGAGGAAATGAACTAATGAAAAAAATAAATAAATTAATCTTATTACTACTCGTTTCTTGTGGGGTAGTATTTTCTTTTGTCTCCCCTTCTTTTGCTGCTACAAAACCAAGTGTAGATTTTGTAGATGTTTCACATTGGAATTCTCAAAATGGATTACCAGTTTCAGCGTTTCAGACACTAAAAATGGGAAATATTAATGGAGTAGTTTTAAAAATTTCTGATGGTCATAATAGTTATATAGACCCGTCAGCAAGTGTTAATTATTCAAATGCAAAAGCAGCAGGAATGGTGATTTCTGGATATCATTTTGCCAGATATCAGAGTGCAAAACAAGCAGTAGATGAAGCAAACCAATTTAATGAAGCATTGAAGAAAGTTGGATTTGATAAAAATAAAGATGGTTATGTAGTTGTGGATATTGAATTACCTTTAGCAAACAAAACTAATTTAACATCTTACACTAATAAATTTATTAGTCAGATGATGTCGCTCGGATATTCAAGAATCGCGTTATATACTGGGTCATCCTTTTATAATAACAATCTAATTCCTAGTAAACTAAATATTAAACCTTCTAATGTTTGGCTTGCTCGTTATTCTGCATCTTATCAAGAACCTCAATGGAATGATTCACAAAAAGGAGCATGGCAATGGTCACAATCAGAAAAGTTGCTGCCTAGCTTTGGGGTGTTTGATGCTAATAAGGATTACTCAGGAATATTTACAAATGTTGCTGCTACAGATAACGCAACAACAAAAGTTGGAAAAGTTGGAAGTGTATCTCTTGTAAATTACATGAAATCTAAAGGTATGGATTTCGGTTTTTCAGCACGAAAAGAATTAGCTGAAGGTTCCTATCTTATAAAACCATATACTGGTTCTGCTGCTCAAAATATAGCGTTATTAGAGAAACTTAAAACTGGAGCTAAACCAGTTAAAACAACAACTAAGACAACTACATCAAAGATTACCACTAAAATAGTGACTAAGACATACACAATTAAACGTGGAGATACACTAAGTCAACTTTCTAAGAAACTTGGAAACTCAATATCTCAATTGAAATCACTTAATAAGATTACCAATATAAATAAAATTTATGTTGGTGAAAAGATTAAATATCAAGTTAAAGAAAGTGAAAAAGTTGCTACTTCTACAAGTAGTACAAAATACATAACTGTTAAATCTGGAGATACTGTAAGTGAACTGGCTCAGAAATATAATACTACAATTTCTAAAATTAAAAGCTTAAATAATTTAAACAGTCATTATGTGATTTATGTTGGTGAAAAGATTAGAGTTAAGTAATCATTATATGCCCTACTCATTAATTGAGTGGGGCTTTTTTGCTTAGTAAAAAGTGAATATTAGCATACAAAAACGTCCATAATAAAATCATGGAGGTAATGTTATGTTGTCATTTGAAGTATTTATAGCATTATTATTTATCTCCTTGATGATCATTTGTTTCAATTTTATCATACAGATCATCCACTTTAACCCCTAATAATTCTGCTAGATCAAAAAGTTCAGGAGTAGAAGGATAGCTTTTTCCAGTACACCAATTGGATATTGTATTACGTGATTTACCATATCTATCTTTTAAATAAAGACGATCGTAGTCTGACTTGTCAATTAACCACCCTATATTACTTTTTAATTTCTTCATTTTATATCACCTAACATTTATATTCTATAAATCCTTATTCAATTCCTTTCAAAATTAAATTTATATATTTCAAAATTAAATTTTGATAGACAAGCAATTTTAATGATAAGAACCCATATATTTAAATTAAGTCACAAATTAATCAGCAAACTAATTAGCAACTTAATTATCTATTAATTAATTTTTATCTTGTACAACGGTTAATAAAACAGCATTTTAAAAATCATTAAGAGAGGAGAGGGCAAGAGAAAAGAAAACCGACAAAAAAATGGGAGGATTCGTATGTTTTTAACTAAAAAAATAGAGGTTATTTCCTTTAAGGATTTTATGAGCCGCCCAGCCCAGATCCAAAAGAAAATACCTCATAAGCCAATGTATGGACTAATGGGTGTTGATATTACAGGACATAACATGTTTTCGAATTTTAATGCTCCATATTTGATTGTATTTGGGGCAATTGGAATTGTATTAATCTCAACATTAATTGAACACATCCTTATTTCAAAGGGCTATCAACGACAGGCTGAAACCTTAGATGGATTTACAAAGCTCGTGTTTCCAATTGGTTTTTATGTATTCTTATTTTATGGGATAGTGACGGTACTATGATAAAACGGTTTTTTCATAATATGTCGGTACGATCGAAATTACTGAATTGTTTTAGGAGCGCAGGATTATATTTAACTGCAAAAAGAGGGGATAAGACGGTTTACATTTACCCAAAGATTCATTCGTGTATTTATAAAGAAAACGAAAATAAAACTGAAATAGTATTCTCGTTAATAAACGGTCAGGACCCAAAAGAAGTCAATAAAAAGGAGTATGTGTTCCAACAATATTTTGGAAGAAATATCGAAATAGATGGAGATCTGAAGAAGTTTGTTTTGAATATTTATTATGCAACTATGCCAAATGAATTGAGATATAACTTCGACCAAATTAAGACTGTAGTTGCGCATTATAAACTAGGCATAATTTGTGGAATGGATAGAAATGGTCAATACAATGCATTTGATTTATTGAAACAACCTCACATACTTATTGCAGGGGAAACGGGATCAGGTAAATCAACGCAATTACGATCAATTTTAACAACATTAATTAAAACTAAAAAACCAAGCAATTTACAATTGTATCTCGCTGATTGTAAAAAGAGTGAGTTTCACGTATTTAAGAAGGTTGAACATGTGCAGTGTGTTTTAAGTAATCCAAAGGATATACGAAAAATGCTGAAACATATCAAGAAGGAATTAGATGAGCGTAGCAATTTAACCGAAACATTCGAAGTTGGTCATGTGGATGATTTACCATCAGAACATAAACGTCCATATATCATCGTTTGTATAGATGAGTTTGTCATGCTACGTAAGGATGAAACAATAATGTATATATTAACTGAAATTGTAGCAATAGGTCGTACACTTGGTGTATTTGCCATTTTATCAATGCAACGTCCGAATGCTCAAGTCCTGGATACGACTATACGTGCAAACTTAACTGTAAGTATGGGATTTAAATTACGTGATAAAACAGAATCAAGAATTGTAAACACTCCAAAAGCAGAAAAAATTGAAGTTGCGGGAAGGTTCATTATGAATAGCAATGCGTTTTATGAGTTACAAGCTCCATATTTAAAATTGGAAGATGCGAAAAAATTATTAAGTCCATTTTATGTTTACACAAATGCAAACATTGTAAACGAAGATGTAAACAATAATGAAAATGAACAAATAGAAAATAATATTTTCTTTTAAGGAGTGTTAGTGATGAGAAAACGTGATTTAGAAATTTTAGCTTCACTTGAAAAGTTTAAATGTCTAGAACGTGATCAAATTGCAGCATTACATTTCCAAAAAAATAAACGTCCACATGTAATAGCTAACGGTGTATTACGGAGATTAAGATTAAGTGGATATATCCAAGCTAACACAGATAGATCATTTAAGCAATATGTCTATTTTCTCAATCCAAGTCCTATGAAAATCGATTCACAGAAAATTGACCATTATTTGATGATTGCTCAAGGATATATAGACCTGAATAAAATTAGTCCAGTTTCTTCTTATAGTATTGAGCCTAAAATAAACAATGCAAAGTTTATACCGGATGTTGAATGTGAGTGGAGGGGAAAGAAATGGTTTTTAGAGTTTCAAAATTCTTTCTATACTACAAATCAATTGATAAATAAATTAGATAAATACGTTGATTATTATAAGAAGGGTCACTGGAATAATGAACGTGTGATTATTATTGGAAAGATTAATAGAAAATTTAATGTAAATGATTATCCATTTAAAATTAGACAGATTCAAAATATAAACGAATTAAAAAATGAATTGAAACAATATCAACAGTTATTAAAATCAAATAAACCAATTAGATGTGTGAACGGAAAAATTGAGTGGAAAATATTGGATCGTGTAGATTGATTAAAAGTAAGATATATTGATATTTGTTAAATTTAAAATTCAGAGGACACAAATATGGAAGAAAAACAAATATTAAAAGTAAATGTTGAGATCAATCAAGAGGAAATTAAGAAAATGTACTTAGATCAACTAGAAGAACATATTAAAAAATTTGATGCTGAACTTTTATTTTGGGATACTAAGGATTTAATAAAACAAACAAGACTGTCATGGAGTACAATTCAAAAAGAATTCTTTTATGATCCAAGATTCCCTAAATATAAATTAGGAAGGAAATGGCTGTTCCCAGCGAAAGAAACAAAAGAATTTTTACTTGAATGGATCATGGAAAAACAATCAAGAGGATAAATATATGAGTAAATTATAGAACTAAAGCGTTAGAAATTGAGGAGACAAACCATGAGTAAACCGGAAAAAGATTATGGATATAATGAAGATGGAGAAAAAATTTTAGCAGTTGTAAAAAGAAAAAATTATGAAATAGAATTTGTGGAACAAAAAAATGCAAATAAAAATTTAGAAGAATTTTATAGAAATATCGCCAAAATAATGTATAATCAAGCGTTAGAAATCAAGGAGAAAAAACATTGA